TCGCCAGTTCCCATTGGAACGATTTTGCCGCTGATTTCGCGGCGGTCTTCGCTGCACTCGATCGACGATGCTTCGATAATAAGTTGATCCATTATAGACCTTCACTTCCGTTTGGTGTTAAGTCAGTCATTGCCATTGCTTGTTCAGTTGTAATAAGACCAAGGCTGAGCAACTTCTCTAGAACTTGGATCTCGACGAGAGGATCTTGCTTTAAGAATGTGTCGCCTACGCAAAACTTGACCTCATGGCCAGCAGTAGAAATATCGTCCATTGAAAAGCGAGACTGGATCGCTTGAATATAAGGCTCAATAGATAGCGCATAGAATTGCTTGCGTTCATCTTGAACGTTGGCATAAGTCATAGTCGTATTCTGATCAGCTGAAAGGTAATAAGCCGGCACGTTCATTGCTCTGGCAATTTGAGTACTCAGGTTTTGAACAGCCTCGTTGTACATCATGTCTTTAGGGCTGAATGAAACTGGAGAATAGTCGAGGGTGCTTGTTAAATAAGCAGTCGAGTTATTTTGACGAGCGCGCTTCCACGCAGAGATTAAGCCTTGAACTTCATTAGGTGGCAAGTCCGCGCCAGAGTTCTTCAAGAAGCCTGCTGGTTGTGGATTAGCGGAGTTTAACGCTGCTGCGCGATCAACGTCGATCGCGGCTTGAATTGTGCGACCAGCGCGATCTAAAACGCCTTCATCAAAGCCTTGAATAGTCACAATATCGTTCATAGATACTGGGGACATATCTACGTAATACTGCGTAACCATTATGCCTTCAAGATCAGTCGTAAATGTAACTCGTGAATTAGCAACCCATTCAAAAGAAGCTGGGCGGCCGTCCTCGGCATAACGCTCAGTTACAAGAAGATAACTAACTCCGTAAAATAGTAGAGAGTCCACGATCCAACTGATAGTAATAAATGAGGGTTGGTTCTTTGATAGTTGCTTGATCCAACGCGGCGGTGCAATAACTTCGCCGGTTGAAGTCTTGTAATACTCAAGCGGAATAGATGCAACAGTTCCGCAGATTAAGTTACGAGCGCGAGCGACTGAGGGAACCGTCATAGCATCGTGACGTGAAACGCGAGCAACGATCGCATTGTAAAGGCTGGGCATATTCTCGCCCATGACCTGTGGCGCGTATTGCGCTTCAATTACTTTTGGCTTGCGATCGAATATACCCATAGACCGCAATTATACACTACATGTAGATTATTCTGTGTAGATAGCCGCTACCTGTTGTGGTTTCATCAACATTGATACAACCATGGCCAAAGCAATAGGGGCTGATATATCGCCACTAGATTTACGCTTAACAATTCTCCAAGAACTATCGTTAACTTTAGCTGCGCAGTTATTCATCTGCTGGATTAAATTGGCTTGACCATTGTGTACCACGCGATAATTGACTAAGCCATCTAATAAGTCTCCGCAAGCCTGATAGAACTGTTGACCTGATACATCTTGAGTTATACAGCCAGCGTTTGAAAGTCTGTCGGCTATTGACTGGGTTGCATACTTGTCGTAGCAGATTTGACGAGGGCGATACTGATCAGCCCAGCCCTTAATATCGGCAGCAATTTTTAGATCATCGACCGAGACTGCCGACTCCCAAGTCTGCAAGATGCCGACACCTATTCGTCCATCGGGGAGTAATTGTCCGGCAACTAGCGAAGCATTGCGCCTAGATGGTGATACATCAAAGCCAAAGACTGTGTAGCCGCCAACTGGTATTTGTAATTCGCTATCGCTTGTTTCCTCAAGGACTCCATGCGGCCAAGGACTACTTAGGGAGTCTATCCATTGGCAGAGCAACTCTGTGCGCGTATTTTCTATCGGAGAAGTTGCTACGGACTCCTCTAGGGTCTCGGCTGTTACTAAATAGCCCATTGCAGGGTTCGCAAGCGCCCAAGCCTTCGGATCATCGATCTTGCAGTACTGAGGCGCGGAGTATTCGTAAAAACCAAAGGATTTAGGCGGATTATCTAAGGCTCGTTCTCTCAGCTGATTAAGTACTTGGCTGAAAGCATCTCCAGCGTTAGAAGTTAGGAAAGTGTGCGCATTAGGTCGAGCACGAGTTACCGGCATCGCTGCACGATAACCATCTTCTGACCATTCGCGGATTTCATCGAGGAATAGCGCATCTGCTGATCGACCGCGTGCGCCATCTCTAGTTGCTGCCACTACATCAAGTCTGCGACCATCTTTCATCTCAATCGACTCAGTTCCATTGGCGTATCTAATCTGTTTCACTAGCTGCATAAGGTTTTCATTATTCTCAAAGACATGGGCTACTTGGCGAAAGGTATCTAGCGCCATCGAGCGGTTTGACGATGCAATGATCACGTTCTTGCTATCCCACTTGATTAAGTGAGCCAAAATAAGCATTCGAGTCAGATGAGTCTTGCCATTCTGCCGAGCGACCAGTAATAGGTTCGTCTTGCGTATCCAGAAGCCCTTCTTGTCAGTTCTGAGCATGTCAGTTAGGACGAATTTCTGCCAAGGCAATAAAGGCATCTCGATTAGGTCAGCAAGTTCAATTACATCATCGACTTTAGAAGCGCCTTTGAGATAAGGGCTGTGAAGCCTTGGTTCTGTTGCCCCTCGTAGGGCTTGGGATCGTTTGGCTGCCATCGGGTTAATCTTGGACTGGTCGAGCGGTAAATGGACTGTCTTGGGCTATTTCCGAGCGTGTTGGAGAGAGGAAGGAAGGAAAGATAGGGGGGGTGAACTCTCTACCTAAAAAAACGCCTTGTGAGCGTGATCCTTTACGTGAGTTACAGGCTTTACAAGCTGCTATCAGATTATCATTATTCATAGCTTGATCAGGATGGTCTTTGATTGAGAGTATGTGATCAACTGTGTCTGCTCCATCTGCACCACAGTACCCACATGTGTAGCCATCCCTTTGTAGTATGCGTATGCGTAAAGCTCTCCATTGCCTACTATCCCTTGGGTCTTTCGACTTAGGCATAGTCATTGCCAACCCTTAGTCTTTAGATGTAGTAGTGCGTTACAGTAGTTAGGCTCATCATACTTAGTGATCCCATACCTATGTGCTACATAGTACCAATACATCCAGAACTGGTAGTCATAAGGCTTACCCTGTACAGCTTTGATCTTTAGCTGATAGTACCCATGATGACTACCATTGACTGCATTTATATCCCATCTACTCTCACGATAGATAATCTCGTTATGACAGGTATATTGCTTATCTGTTAATTGCTTATTGGCCAATACTTTAATTGGCACTATTGAAGCCTCTACTCTAGACATACCTGATATAGATAGAGATAGCCCAATAACAACGGCTAACTCTCGCGCTACGCCTTTCAGGCGCGAGTTGAAGCCTTGATGGCTTCTAGCCGATAGTGTACCAAAGCGATCTAATACATCTGCATAAGTCCTGCTCAAAGGGCGTGTCAAACTACTTATCCGTAGAATAGAAGCCAGTTCCCTTAAATGAAATACCAAAGCTGCTATAGATTTTGCGCATCGGTTCATGGCAGAAACCGCATTCAACATCGTGTGGTTCATTGATCTTTAACTCCTTGTCATACCTAAGATTGCTTTCGCATAGATCATTAGTGCATTCAAATTCATAGATGGGCATTACTGATCCTCACACCAATTACAAGGATCATTGATTGTCCATTCGCCACATTGCCCACATCGTTTAATATCCTTATCCTGGATAATTTCCTTGCGCTTGTCATAGCCAGCAGCTAGTAGTAACTCCACCAGATCGCCAAGGCGAAGCATGGCTACATAATCGTCAGCCTTCTCACCTTGTCCATTAAGCCTAAAGCAAGCGAACCCCAATAAGCCGCTCTTGGCTGTCCTAGTTTCAATCTGGCGGAGTGTCCCTACTACATCGAGTCCTGTGCGCGCCTTAACCTCGCAGTCGAACGGGACATTGAGTATGTCACGCCCAGAACCTCGACCTACCACAGCACCTTCCCACCAGCGCCGTAGGTAATCTGCTACCACACGCTCGGTGCGAAAGCCCCTATGCTTGCGGCTTTGACTCATTGACTGCGTGACATTTTTTGCATGACCAAGTAAGAGCTTGACCTTCTACCCAAAATGCTAGTTCTGTGCTTGGTACTGGCTCGTTGCATAGATGGCACAGTATCCTAACTTGTAACGCATTGAGCATCTCACGCGCTCTAGCCTTTTCATATAATTCTGAGTCATTAGGGAATTGCTCCCATTCGCCATCTTGGTTCATAAATTGCAGGGTCATGATCTAACCTCTTGTGGCTTCCATGATCCGTCTGGCGCTATGTTGTACCAGATGACATCGCGGCATACATAGCAATCAAACTTGCCCCATGGCTTTTTAGTCTTGGCGCTTACTCCTGTTTTCCAGTCCATAGGCTTGTGATCATGACAATTTCTACAACGTGGAATATCTTTGTCGATCTTGCTTGCACCCATAACTTCAGTCATAAGTGCAATAGCATCAGTAATTGTGCCAGCAGGTTCAACAGCTTTAATAATCCAAGGATCATCTTCAACTGGCATGATTATCTTGTCTGCTAACTTCTCAGTAAATGGCTTAGGTGTTGCTTGACCTGCTACTTGTCCGACTTTTTCCATGTCATCTCTAGTTGCTGTATTTCCGCCTTTAAGTAACGTGATTGCTCTGCCAAGACTTGATGAAGCAATATCCTCTGCGTAAAATCTACGCATATTCTGGATATACTGATCCCTAACCCCATGAGCGATATTAGAAGTCGCAGGGTAAGGGTCATTAGCATCTCTATAGACTTCTGCCTTGCAGGTGATGTAACCCTTTTCAACGTCGTGATAGGTAATTTCAATGTTTGTCCTTCCCATGGGATAGTTTTCAATAAACCATTTATTCAACATGGCAACTGTCTCGTAATCATCTAATTTATACATAGAGTTCATTCTCCTCTGTTGCTAATTGTCCAGCGATGGCAAGATAAGAAGCTGAGTCGATCCATGTGTCAATCTGCTGGCTGTCCTCGATGCTGCGTCCCACCTTAACAAGCGCGAGAATGACTGCAACTTGGTAATCCTCAACCGGCATTTCCAGATAGGCGCTGAGAAGTCTTGCTGCTCTTGCCATGTTGTCACTTGGATGACCATAATGTAATCCGCGTTCTCGATATAAATCTGTTGCACTTTGTAGGATTTCAGCATGTTTCATGCTCTCACCTGATCGCGCTGTTCGTAGAACTTGCGTACTGCCTTGCGCCCGACAATGTAGCCATCTCTGTGACCTATTTTGTACCCCATAAAGAATATGAGGATTGATCCTGCTACTAGTATTAACTGTAGTATTGACATTTACTGCCCTTCTGCTGCGCCCTTCGCAGCTTCTTGGCATAAGTGTTGCATAAATATCAGACAGATCTGCGGTATCTAATATAACGAAACGGTAACAATTCCATCTCGTCCACCGCATCGTCTATTGTCCACTTAATGTCGTTATCTAGATCGTCCATACCTGCGCCCATTGACTACGAATGTGCCGTCCTTTTCTAAGTTAATTAAGGTCACTTGCGTGTCCTCGACTATAACGAATGCTTGCTGCCAATTCATAGTTCCCTTAGTATAGCCAGCCTTGCGAACATCCATAAGATGCCCACCTTCTACACCGCGCAGGATACGCCCTATCTTGCCCCCAGAAGCCTCTGTAAAGGCTGATTGACCTGCCCTGTGCGTGTGACCACAGATGACGCTTAAACCATGCCTACGAGCCGCTCCAAGGGCTGTAAGGCCTGCGTTAGGGTTAATGCCCTGCTCGTCTCCATGAACTGCCACCCAGCCCTTCTGGAAGGCATAAGGCTTCTTGTGATAGGTAATGCCAAGTTCATCTAGTTTGAGGAACTTCTCAAAGCGCAACTCTGGCAATGCTAGGAATGCAGGTATCTTTTTCATGATCACGTTATAGAGTCGATCTGTGTGATTGCTTCTGATCATGTGAGCCTCTTTAGAATGCTCCACCAAAGACCATAAGACTTCTACTGCTTGGTCTCGATCATCTCCAAGGGTCTGCTCGAACCAGCCCGGCATTCCTTCTGTCCATCGGCTGATCTGTGGGAGATCGATTTCATCTCCCAAAGTAATGACGCTATCGGGACGGTAAGCCTTAATAAAACTTGCAACATTTCTTACTGCTACTTCATCGTGATAGGGGACTTGTAAGTCTGGAACTATTACGGTGCGCTTCATTGCTAATCCTCATCGTCATCATCGTAGGGTTGATCTGCGATCTTTTCTAGTGGTTTGACAGGAAGTATCCAAGAAGGGAATGACTCAGGATCGGTGATTAACCAGAAGGATTGATCCTCGGTAAAACCAGCCCTACGCAATGACTTAAAGTATTCATTTAATGAGATGCAGTAAGCATCGAGAGCTGAATAGGTGTCTAGGTCGATGACCTTTTTGCGAGCCATGGGATAAGTGTTACTTACCTAACATCTCGATAATTGTATCGACACGCGCTTCAAGTCGATTAACTTGATCCTTTATGGATGCACCGCTATTGGGCTTCAGTTCCGCTAAATAGTGCTTGATCATGAAGTTGAGCATGGCAGTAACACCACCCAGAACCGTCACGATCGCTACTGCAAGTGCAGCATAATCCTGCGCTGTCATTTTTTAGGGGTGGCATATCCGAAGATACCGGCAACAACCGCGCCCAAAATTGAGCGATAGTTTAGATCGAAGTTAGAGGTTGTTCCCCATACGGCTAGAAATGCGCCGATAGAGATAACTGCTGGATGCTTCATGTTCATTCTGTCTCCTGATCTGGAATGTCGATTTCTTCAACGATGTTGTTATTTGGCTTGGTTGGGTCATAGCCGCCGATGCCGTAAGTAACTGTTTTTCCCATTACGCAGTCCTTAACCATACATAGGGGCTTTGTTGCGCATTAGATGTACCGCTTGCTGTAGCAAATGCTCCAGTTACGGAAGTTTGTGAAAAGCCGATAATTGTGTTTGTATTGGGAGCGGTAGTTGTACCAATAATAATGTTGTTAGTAGTACCTGCTGGGGTGTTTGCAAAATAAGAACCAGTCCCTGGAGCAGTACCTTGCTGGCATACAACAACAAAGTAAAATCCTGTGCTTAAAGATTGAGATATTGTAATTTGATAATTTGTCGAAGCAACTGTAGCGGATACCGTTCCAGCATCTAGCAAAACTGTTGAAGGACGACCAGTTGCGCTGTCATAATTGTAGATACCTAATCTTAGCGTGGCAGTTCCTGAAAAAGTGCTTCCAGTTCTTACTGCTATGCGATCGACTGTGGTGCTTTGGTCGATGTAAATTGGAGTGTAGTAAGCGGTCTCATTTCCGACAGTAAAGTTAGAATTGCCCTGCATTGGGCTAGAAAAATAAACTGTTGATCCGCGTTTAATAATTGGTGTTCTTAGGTTTGCCAAGTCATAAGCAGTTTTTACCGCGTTAGGCGTTGCCGCTGTTGTAGTTGAAGTTGAGGCTACTGAGTCAGTTAGTTGTAAGACTCCAGCAGCAGAAGTCGAACCTACTGAGACTGAGAGATCAGCAGCTGACGCAGTTCCGGCATTGGTCAGCGGTGCGTTGACTGTAACTACGCCCGATGCCCCAGTTGCTCCAGTAGCACCAGTTGCTCCAGTATCGCCTTTTGCGCCTGTTGCGCCTGTATCACCTTTAACGCCTTGGATACCTTGAATACCTTGAATGCCCTGCGCTCCAGTAGCCCCAGTTGCTCCAGTAGCACCAGTTGCACCGTTAGTTCCGTTAGTTCCATTAGTGCCGTTCGTGCCTGCTGGCCCTTGAACGCCGACGGATGAGACAACTACTTGATTGACATCCTCAGTAACACTAATCTGTTGAACTGTAGGCTGTATAACAATTAGATCGCTCATCGAGTTATCTGTGAACTAACACTAGCAACCCCTTGGATTAAGCGAGTTACTACTCCAGCAGGTGAAGTGATTTCAAGGTCATAGTCATACTTGGCTGAGTCATCGAGTGCGCCAGTCTGAGCTGCTGTGGCACGAATTGCCAGAGTTCCAGTAGCGCCAGTAATGGTTATGCCAGATGCCTGAGTAAGACTGATCGCGGCTGTCGCACTTGTTGTTGTCAGGCGGAACTGCATCGCTGCTGTGTAGCCAGTTAGGTTGATTGCAGTTCCAGCAGAGTCTTTATAGACAATGTTGAGATACCAGTCAGCACCTTGGTCGATTACGAATGAATAGTTTTCAGCCATTATTTGCTCCTAGTAGTGGGATATTAAAGAACGAACCGTCTTGATCGCCTTTGCTAGTGAAAGATATATGGCAATGATGGCGGTGCTGGTTAATGCCCTTATAAACTCTCCAACGCCATAGGCTTTTAGCGGATGCGATTTTGCCATCAAAGATGATGTACGAGATACGTTTATCAGACTTTGCCAATGCACGAAGTTGATCTGCCACATCGGGCATGATGTCTGGCTTGGGCTTCCCCGATAGATCGCGGTCAATGTCGATGGCACGTACCCAGCCCTGCTCATCTGGATTATGGTCAGACTTACGAGCTGCGTGTTTACTATCGCCGATCCAGCCGTCCGAGGTACGATCACGATCGCTGAAGCAGTCATCGAATTGCTCACGTAGTTGAACTGCCGCTTTACTTAATCGTGGTTTGATGCTCGACATTAGAACATTCCCATCGTTTAAGATCATTTAGTAGCAATTCTGAATGATCGCAAGGAATAGATGCAATAAAAGCATCGTCTATTGGATCATAAGTGAAGCCAACCCCAGCAAAGTTATATCGGATTTTTGAGTTGTAAGAAGTACGGACACACTTTTGTCCTCTAAAGTTTCCGTACCAAGTCTCAGGGTCTAGCCCTTCAATTAACTCAGTTTCATCAATGCCAGTAATGACCTCAGTAACGATCGAGTTATCATCTAAGAATGCGTAATGTGCCATTATGCCCAACTCACATTTCCAGTACCAGCAGTGATAGTTGCGCGTTTATATCCGCCGCTTGCTGCGCTTTCTGTACCAGTTAAACCTGCACCAATTGTTATAGTTTTAGAATCTGGGTAACGCAGAATTACGACACCTGCGCCGCCATTGCCACCGCTAAATTGTGTGACTGTTGAAATAGATCCACCGCCACCACCACCGCCTGTGTTAGCAGTTCCGTTGGCTCCAACAGATGCGTTTCCGCCTGCGCCGCCACCGTCAGTGGCAGATCCGCCAGTTTCGGGAATTGTTCCGTTGTAGTATCCTGCTCCACCGCCACCTGCATAAGATGTTGATGAACCAGTTATAGATGTTGATACACCTGCGCCGCCGTTGCCAGTACCTGTTGGGGTGCTTTGTCCAACTGCGCCTGCTCCACCGCCGCCACCAGGAACTGATCCGCCAATACGACTTCCACCAGCAAAGCCTTGGTTAGCCGTCCCACTTCCACCTGTGGCTTGCGATCCACCGCCTGATCCACCATTACCACCGTTGTTTGGATTTGCAGATGCTAAACCACCACCTGTAGATGTAATTGTAGAAAAAGTTGATGCAATACCTGCTGATGAATTTGTATTATCGGCAGTTGCACCTGCACCACCTGCGCCTATGGTTACGGTGTAATTTGTTGCAAGGCTAAGACTTAAAGCACTTTCTAAACTTCCACCGCCGCCAGTAGCGGTAACGGTGCAACGAAGTCCACCTGCTCCACCGCCTGCGCCTGCGTATCCAGTAGCAATTCCTCGAGAACCGCCTGCGCCGCCTGCAACTACTAAATAGTCAACAGTTAATCCTGCTGGAGCAGGCAAGCCGAAAAGCCCTGTAATTACATTGGCAATCATTATGCTATTGCACCCACAACATACCAAGCATCTGTGCCAGTCTTAATACAGGCTGCTGATTTGTATTGTGCAAGTGTAGGAGCGGCTGCTGTTCCAGCTGCTGAAAGAATTGTAGTTGTGCCGCTAGTAACTGCTGAAATAGTGCAAGTACCAGCACCAATATTTAGGACAGTTATTACTGTGCCAATAGGGTGAGCCACAGAAGCGTTAGTAGGTATCTTGATCGCATTGGCTGAGGCATTGCTCTGGGTAATAAGGGTCTGATACGAGTCGTTTAAGACTGTTGTGTAAGTTGTGCCTGTCTGGGCATTGAGCGTGAACGCTACTAGCCCATTGAACATAGCCGAGCTTAGGACATCGCCTGTGCTTGCTGGAAAACCTGTTGCCATTTTATCTCCTAGTACGCCATTATGTTAGTGCCGATTATACCCGAAATATTGCTCCCGATCAGGAACCCTTCGACTATAGGTTCGAGCGTGGTGACAACAACCTTGAATGAATTTGGCGTAATATCCCATGCAAGACCTTGTGCTTGTAAAGTTTTGACGATGGTTGATCCATCAGGTTGAATGTTTGTTATCTTTAGATTTGAGAAGTAATCCAAGTCTAGCATTGTCGCAGTTGGAACTGCTGGATCAAGTAGGTCAACCGTCATGGCATCTATGCGGATGGTTGTTTCTTGACGAGTTGCCACATAGATTTTAGCAATGTTGAGAGTGTCTGCATCTGTTTGTGCTACAAGGTTGGTTTGATTAAGTTGGTGTGGGAAGTATTTAGCAATAGAAGTTGCGTTTTCTGATACCTGCTCTGTGCCGCCTACGCGAGTCATACCAGCAGAGTTTATGATCAGCTTGTCATCAAAGGCAAAGACTAAGTTTGTGTAAGGAATGCCGCCAGATTGATTAAACTCAATAGGAGTCTCGCCATACTTCTTAATTACATTGGTACGGTTCAAGAATACTGCTGTGCCTTCTTGGTTAAAATAGAACGCGCCTTGCTCTGAGAACTCTGCGTTCTTAACTGCATCAAGGGCAGTTCTGGCTGTGGCTGGATCAACTACACAGGTTGTGTTTCCGGTATCGACCGTACGCATATTGGCAGGAAACGACACTTGATCAAGTATCTTGCCTATGCGTGTGCCTGTGTCTTGCCCTGCTGTTGCGCTGGCAACTGTTGTAACTGTTGCTTGCTGCATAAGTCTAAAAGCATCTGAGCAGACAATATCTACGTAGCCAGTTTCTTGACCTTGAGGATAAGTATAAAGATACTCGGTTGTGTAGCCAGAAAATAAGAAGTAACCAACGCCGCCTACTGTGCCTGAGACACGCAGCTTGCGTAGTGGGCTTAAAAGTCCAAAATAAGGTGATGAAGTATTCTGTGGGTTAAAGTAGGACAAAGGATCAAGTACGCGAACTGTGCAAGTGCCAGCCTCGTAAGTATCGCGCATTAGATTGCGACCGCGAGTAATCCTGATCTGTCTTACATCTGGAGTTAAGTCAACAGTTGGTTCTGGAGTAGTGCTAGAAGCAAGCGTGCCTGTGCCTAGAACGCCGTACTTAGCATCTCCGATAGTAAACGGATAACCAAAGGTTGCTCC